ATTAAAAGTAATTAAATCGAACATACAAGATAAATCTTTAACGTCGGTAGGTTTCAAAAGAATGAACGGAAATGGTAAAATAATATGAGCATATTTAACCAAGATAAAAAGAAAGTAATTGAAGACGCATACAAACGAGGTTACGAGAAAGCAGAACAATTCTATCTCAGGAAATTAGAATTGGAAAAGCAAAAGATCGTTGACGATTATGATATAGAAATGGTAAAACTTAAACTTGAAATATCGTCAATCGGTTCGGACGTTCAGTTTTACAAGAACCATTACGAAACCATGAAGAAAACACATCACGAAGTTATGGCACATGAACTCAAGAACAAAGCAATTACAAACAGACTGCTTTATTATGCTAACGAGAAATCAATGATTGAGCCGAACATGCTGCAGCAGTTCGGAGTATTGGCTTCAGATGCGAGTAATAATTTGCTGGAAAATAAAAAATGAAATACGGGTTACCTTACCAAGGCAGTAAATCAAAAATAGCAGAATGGATTATAAATATTCTACCTCCTAAATTGTTTTATTAAATGTATTGGACAGAAGAAAGAATACAAAAAGTAAGAGAAATATGTAAAAGAGTTGACAATACTATGGACGCTGTAGTAGCTTTAAGAAAGCAAGGCATAATAGTGAATGTTCAGAACTTACAACATTATTTATACTTATGGGACGTAGATCATGACTTCAAACGCGGTGGCGCGAGACAAGGATCAGGCAGATCGAAAAAGTATGATAGATCGGCAGATAGTTACAGATAATCTTCTAATTCGTAAAACCTGTTTCGGATTACTAAAGCCAGTAGAAGATAAAACAGAAGGCCAGGTTAAATGTGTACGTTGTAAAGAATTTGAGTATCCCGAATTTATGATTAAAATAAAACGCAGGAAAGCATATAAAACAGTATATGTTAATATGTGTGTAGAATGTAATAGAATTATAAGTAAGAGAAAATAGTTTATGAGTAATGCAGGAAGGCCACCTAAATTTAATAATCCGGAAGAAATGCAATCAGTAATTAATGCATATTTTGATAAATGCAAACCTGAGTTTGAGAAAGATCAGGAAGGTAAAATATTAACCAATACAAAAGGATTCCCAATAATAAAGCTTAATCCGCCTACAATCACAGGGTTAGCTCTTGCTTTAGGATTTAGTTCACGTGGGACTATTTATGAATATGAAAAGAAAAATGACGAATTTTCGGACACTGTGAAGTTAGCAAGGTTAAAATGCGAAAATTGGGTAGAGGAACAATCGTTTTCAGGAGTAGTTCCACCTGCGGTTGGAATTTTTGCTTTGAAGAATTATGGTTGGCGTGATAACATAGAGATTACAGGTGATGAAAAGAAAGAATTATACCCTACAAAGATAATAATAAATGGAATTAAATCTTCAGATACCGGACAAATTACTCCCGATATTCCAAACAAATAAACGCTATATCGATCTATACGGCGGCAGAGGGTCAGCAAAGTCATGGACTGTAGCTGATTTTTTGCTTATAAAAGGTATGGAATGTCCTGAAAGGATTCTATGCGTTAGAGAAATTCAAAAATCAATTAAAGATTCGGTACATAAATTATTATCAGATCGTATAAAACATTACAAATTAGATTCGATTTATAAAATAAATGATAATTCTATAACAAATAAAAAGGGTACTGAATTTATTTTTGAAGGATTATATAGAAATATAAATAATGTTAAAAGCAAGGAAGGAATAACGAAATGTTGGGTTGAGGAAGCGCAGAATTTAAGCCGGGCATCTTTGCAAGTTCTTATTCCTACTATTTTTAGAACAAATGAATCACAAATAATATTTACTTATAATCCTACAAATAAAGAAGACCCTGTACACACTGATTATACATTATCTGATAGATCTGATATTTTAAAGATTGAATGCAATTATCCTGATAATCCTTTTTTCCCGCAAGGATTAAGGGATGAAATGGAATACGACAGGTCGCATGATATCGATAAGTATTTTCATATATGGATGGGGCAATGCGTTCAGCATTCAGAAGCACAAGTCTTTTACGGGAAATGGGTTGTCGATGACTTTGAGAAATACGAATATAGGAATGATAAATATCAATTATTATTCCCGAATAAAGGATCGTTTTTTTATTTTGGCTCTGACTTTGGATATGGAACAGACCCGGCGACATTAAACAGATGTTTTGTTTATGATGATAATCTATACATTGATTACGAATTTCATGGATTAAAAATAGATATTGACAAATTGCCTGAGTATTATAATACAATTCCTGGAAGCAGAGATTATCCAATTACAGGAGACTCATCAAGACCGGATACAATTAACTACATAAAGCAGAGAGGGTTTCCAAAAATAAAAGGCAGTATAAAAGGGAAAGGAAGCATTGAAGATGGTATTGCATTTATGAAAAGTTTTAAGAAAATTATAATTCATCCGCGTTGTAAACATACCATTGATGAATTCAGATTATTCAGCTATATAGTTGATGTTCATACCGGACAAATATCAAATAAATTTGAAGATAAACATAATCATCATTTAGACGGAATTAGATACGCATTAGAAGATTTAATGCGGCGTACTTTTGGTAAAGTTGGAAGTACTTATTTAGGACACGAGAAAACAGATACGTTTGGCAAAGGCTGGGCGTTTAATAAATAAAGAGGTATTATATGGCAGTTAAAAAAACAGATGAATTATCAGTTCAGCAGGCAATTAAAATTGTAGTAGATGAATTTGATAAAATGGCATACAAAGATCAAGTTGCTTTGATTATTAAACTNAAGAATAAATTAGTCAAGGTGAAATAATATGGCAATTAATCAGAAGCATCCTGAATATGATAAACTTGTAAACGTTATTACACGCATAAGAGACGCTATTGCAGGGCGTGACGCTGTAATTGGTAAATCAGTTGCTTATCTACCACAGCTTGAAGGCCAGCTTGCAGAAGATTATAATGCGTATTTAACACGCTCCGTATGGACAAACTACAGTGCCAGAATAAGAAATATAATGGTATCTCAGATATTCAAACAAGACCCTGAAATTCAGGGCATACAGCAGGATATCAAAGATAATTTTGATCTTGCCGGAACATCATTAAATTACTGGGCTAAGCAAGTTTGTAATGAAATTATTGCAGCTTATAGAGTAGGCGTTTTTATAGATTATTCGGATGATCAGCAAAGACCTTATGGAATGATGTTTAAGGCAGAGGACATAATAAACTGGAGAACCAGGGTAATAAATGGAACTGAGCAATTAACTCTTGTGGTATTGGAAAAAGAAATAGATGTTCCTGATAAGAAAGAAAAATATAAATGCAATAAAATTAAGATTTGGCGTGAATTATATCTTGATGGGCTGGATGATCAAACAGACGATACAGGAATGCTGCTTGATGAAAATATAAGCATAACCCCTGTGTATAAGGTTCGGGATTGGCAAAAGAAAGACCAGAGCAAAATTGCCGCATCTTTACAAGGTGATAAATATGAGATTATAAAAGAATTCGTTCCAATGATGAACGATTCAACACTTGATTATATACCGTTCTATTTTTTCACTCCNGATGGTATATCAACGAAGCTTGGCAAGCCTCCAATTCTTGATATAGTAGACCAGAATTATTCAATATACAGAACAGCCGCAGACCTTGAGAATGCGTCATATTATTATGGTAATCCGACATTAATAACTAAGAACTTCGGGCAGGATGGCAAGAAGAAATTTCCGTTGGGCGGGTGGGCAGACTTCGGCGCGGATGGAGATGCTAAATTTCTTGAGTTGTCTCCCTCTCAATTTCTTGTTGAGTTGCTTGAAAAGAAGATTGAACAAATCAGTATGTTATCATCTTCGATGTTGCATGGTTCAGGCCGTTATGTTGCAAGCGAAGCCACATCTACAACTATGACGCTTGGAGAGAATGCTGTCATTAAAGACCTGTCAAATGCAATGGATACTTGTGTTACTGCAATAATGTTTGTCATTGCAGAATGGGGCGGTGAGGAAACAGAGGCAAATGA